CTGCGAATGACATAGATTACCTCGGATTATTTTAGATTTGGTTTATGTGATGCCCTATCACTTGAACATTATAACAGGCACAGGTAAGGGCGTCAACCCTGTGCCTCTGTTTGTCTTTTCATTGACTGAACTTTTTCTAACAGTTCTGAAAACATACTTTCAATACTTGTGTCAGGTGTTGCTCCTAACATTATAATCCCTTGTCTCATGGTGTCAACCACAGACTTTGCTTCGGGATCCTCGCTTAGTTTTGCACGAGCATAGAATATCTTTTGTTTTTCTATGAGAGTTTCAAGTGCTTCAAAGTATTCCATCTTCCGATCCTTATCTAATAATATAAAATTCATAGCGGATCTGAAACAGAACTGTTGAAGTTCCATCATCTCTTGAATGTCTCCACGGACGATATCTGACTTAAAGAAACTCATACTAGCATTAATTTGGCACGACTGGTTTTTTTCATGAAGTTTAATTGCTGTGCCTCGTGACGGAGTTTTTCCTTCAGAGGTTTGCTTATTAATTTATTTACACCATCTAATTCAATCTCATTGAGTTCACAGTAGTGGATAACCGAATCAATATAATTCATTTCTGGATTGTCGAATGCAATCTTCTCCACTTCCTGCGAGAATCTCGCAGCGGTCATAAATTTATCCTCTAATAATTGTTTTTTGTCCATATCGTTCTTGGTATTCGTCGATGTAACCCATCAACTTGATGAAGTATTCTTTCTTAGGTGGTAATACCTTGACTTGAGTCTCTCCATTCTCACAAGAAACGATAGTAACGATTTGTTTTACTGTCAAACCGTACAGTTCTTGTAGCATACAAGCATACGCTACTTCTTGCACAAAATAATCATGCAAATATTGTTCTCGTTTTGGTTCTGCTGCTGTTTTAAAATCAATTATAGACAGCACACCATCAAACTCAGCGATGCAATCAACTCTTCCTGCCAATTCAAGATGCCTACTATAAAGTGCTGCTTCTTGGAGGTATATATTATTTATCCTATCTAAATCTTGGATACTATGCTGAAACATTAAGACTGGAAGTGGATACTTTCCATACTTTTTTAAGTCTAACTCATTGTTTAGATAGTCTTCTACGATTGAATGATATTTTGTACCTCTGCTGGTAGATCTTGCACAAATATTATCTGCCTTCTCTTTACCAACTCTTTCTCGCCATCGAGCAATTGATTGTTTCTTCTTTGCGTTACTATTAATCACAGTAGTGACAGATGGAAACCTATCTCCTTCTGGTGTAGCATAGACACGCTTGCCTTCTACCATTGTAGCACATAATTCGATAGGGTCAAGTCCTATGTGATTAAATGTTTTCATAATCCTAAATTAAGTTTACTGATAAGATAAGACTTGACAAGACCAGACCTGACAATATCATCAATACCAAATTCAACCATCGCAAACTCTTCCATGTTCATAATAATTTTTTGAAAGTCTAAGATACCTGTACGCTCATTGTTCTTTATTAAATCTGTTTGTGCAGCATCACCACAGAATATAATCTTACTGTCTTGTCCTACACGAGTGATAATACTATCTAACTCATGGAAGTTTAAGTTCTGACACTCATCAATAATAACAATAGAATTATCTAATGTAGTTCCACGAATAAAACTTGTAGACCAGAAAGATATAGTTTCTTGTGCCTTAAGATTATCATACAACATTTCATATGCATTGTCATCAGGCATTTCAAACATTGCCTGTACCATATTCTTGTATGGTATCTGATACAATGATGACTTGTCTTCATGATCACCAGGTAGGAAACCAATCTCTCTAGTTGCTACTAAAGATCTAACAATATAAATCTTCTCGTATGGTGAGTAATCATCCAACACTTCCTTGAGTGCTTTGTATAAAGCAACAAAAGTTTTACCAGTTCCTGCTACACCATAGGCATAGATCATCTTACCTTTGTCCCATTCACCAAACATCACCTTCTGATTCTCAGTCAGTGGTTCAATCGGAAGCATGTATTCTCCACTAATAGGTTTACGACGCTTCATTTGTTTAGCAGTCATACCCTGACCTGGTGATTTAGATTTCTTTTTTACTGGCATATTAGTATCGGTATTTCTCCGTGATAGTTTTGTTGTTTACATATTTTGCTTTGGGAAGAACTTTATTCTTCATAATATCTACCCAACCAGGATGTGTCGTTGCCATTTTGTCTCGCCACTCCCCAACTTCACCAGCAGCAGCAACTCCTGCTTGCCAATCTTTATCCCAATCGGGATTGTCTTTTCTCCACTGATCATATTCTTTCATGGTCATGCGAAGTTCTTTCTTCTCTTCAGTTTTTAAATTTTTTACAGGATATGTTGGCATTAATTCCACTCCAATGCTGACGAACAAATAGGAAACTGTTCAATGAATACACGTTTAGCATCCAATGCTATGTCCATGTGTTCTTTTTGAGTTCCATGTGCACCACGTAAATCTATGTAGTGAACCCAAGAACGTACGCTTCCCGTCATATAGATCTTGGTTGGTGTTGCTAACGGGAGAACAAATCTCGCACATTCCTTCGCAACACCCTCACGTATGAGTTCATTGTATAAGTCAATTCCCTCAGCGAAATAGGCAGCGATCTCTTTCTGTAGGAATGACGTTTGTTTTTCGGGGATATCATCTATACTATTCTGTCTATTCTTTTTATCTTGCCTTCGTAAATCTGGTACAGGTATCGCTCCAAGTAAATTAGTATTTGCATAGCGTTGACTAAACTCTTGGAATGTAAATGATCTGTGTCTTAAAACCTGAGCAGCAATACCTCTAGTTGTTTCTATTTCTAGAGTCATGTGTGCCTGTTCAAATACAGACCAGTGGTTGTGCTTGATACAATACTTAAGGAGTCCTGCAACATCAGGATTTTCCTGATTCTTGGGGTTGCTCACTCTCGCTACGTAACCCATCGTCTCTTCTGCTTTGGGTGTCACGGTTATCAGTTTTACTGAATTCATTATTAAATCCTTTGTTTCTCCTTAGTTTTTTTATTTTAAGTTCATTCCTTACTTCATTAAGTTGCTTCTTCATGTAGTGTATTTCTACATCAGAGTACAACTCATGTTTTTTAAGTGCGGATTTGATTAATTTGATTTGGTCTTTGAGTCTCATATTCTTTGAACGCTTCTTGTATTCCGTGGGTAGTGTCATGATTTAGTACCCAATCAGCACAAAATTCATAGATATTTTTTCCAAAACCAAATTCTTTTAATGATAGAATAGCATCTCTTCTAAGACGCATCATCTCATCTGAATAACTAATCTGGGTATCCATCGTCATCGTCTCTCCCTTGTGAGTATGTGGAACTATGTCCGTTTGGTCTGTACGCATCTACGTCAGAGTATACTTCAGATTCTAACACATCTAATAAAGATTGCAAGCTCTTAACGATATTCTTTAACTTACCTCTATCCATATTTATATTAGCAGTAGGTATATCATACCATAAAAAAAGAGGGGTGTCTACCCCTCTGATTAAGATGTAATCTTCCAGTCTTTGACTGCGTTAAATTGGACTTTTAAATAAACCCATTTAGCGTAGTTAACACCACGATAAGTCAAGAATGCAAATGTTCTTTCGGGATCGTGCTTGACAGGATCAAATTCTGGAAGAGTTGGACGTGTCCAATCAACCTTGATCCTTAACATTGTATTACCTCATCTTAAATACAAGGTTATGCCTTGCTTGTTACTTTTAAACCACGATACATTAGTTCGTGTCTATTACGCTTTGATGCTTCTGCAAGCACTTTAGCGTTGTACTCTTCAGCGTTGTACTCAACGCCACGGTAAGTGACTTTAGTCATTTGTTTTCTCCAAAGTAGTAGGGATTGTAGCCCCGTTCCTTCAGTCGAACATTTGCGTCTCGTAAGAGATGAACGAATCCGTTCCGTGTCTGACTTACTTGCGTCCAATTGACCATGCCTTGCAATTTCTATCTGGTACTTTGGTGTAGAAGTAGTCAATAAGATACTCCTTAGCATCTTGGATGTGATTCTCATCGCTGAGTATCTCAATCCTTGCTTGGTTCCATTCGTCACATGACATTTCCCAATGAGAAGAATCATGTTCAGCGAATAGAAGTACTAGTAGTGCTAGACTATGCATTTGGATGAACGTGTTAGAATACTAACATAACTATTTAGAAATGTCAATAAGTATTAACGACTACATAATCGTATCTTAATTATATCTTAATTTCCTGACAAATAAAAATCTGTTCCTCCTGCCTTGCAGATTCTCTTCACTGTAGCGTCATAAACTGGTTCGTCTGCAAAAATTAATCCTCTTGTAAAATCAAATGCTTCTCTGTATCTGCGAAACTTAAACACATTATCATAAGTATCTGCAGACACAATAACTCCATCACTCTTCTGGTATCTCATGGTCTTCCATACATCAGGATTATCTAACCTTCTGTAGAATATAACCCACATGCCTGTTGGATATGACTTTGCTGCTTCTGCAATCATTTTTTCTTTTTACCTTTTGGTGGTTCTGGATCTGCTGGATTTTTCCACATCTTAGGGTTTACTATACCCTTTGATTGAACTATTGCTTTAACATTCTTATACTTATCATAGTAATGGTCAAAGATTTCAGATTTTTTGTGACCCATAGCGATGTCCCATCTCATCTCCTCCTTGTCACCTACTTTATAATTTATAAGGTATGCATTGTATGGTAACTTTTCATTATTATCTTTACCAAGATCACAGTTTTCCTTTAGGATGTTTACCATGTTCATTAGCTTCTATTACCCCACTCGATTGAAGGGAATGCTTCTTCCACACATGCCTTGGTTATCTTCCAACGCTTACCTATCTTTCTATCTTTCATAAGAGTCAGCACTTCTGCTTCTCCTTTATGAAGACCTTCTAGTAATTGTATGAATAGAGTTTCTCTTCTAGTCTGTGAGACACTCGCACCACCCTTGAAGAAAAGATATAGTTTACGATACTCTTGTACAAGTCTCGTATGTTCAGTTTCTTCTGGTGCATCGTTTTCTTTGTAAGGAACTGTTCCATCAGGGAGCATGGAGATCACACTCTCATCAAAGTTAGCGATCAAGACAGACCTCAACGCAGGAGTATTATATTCCTGTAGTAATTTTATTTTCTGTGCTTTAGTTTTTGCGTTGCTTACTTTTTGTAGCACTTCATTTAGTAACAATTGCATGATTAATTATAGTCCTATAGTAGTATTTATTAGTCTTCCAAATCCTCAGGATCAGTGAACCTAACAGATAATAGTTCTTCATTTAGAATGAAACCGTTATTATCATACATCTCTGGATGCATAGCATTGTGTTCTTCAATCTCCTTTGCGTATAGTTGATCATGTTTGACCTCGTTTGCTGTCCATCCTGCTAAGACCCCTATCGCTAGGAAGATAAAGGATGTAGTCACTGACATAAAGATCATCATTGTTTCAGTCATTGTTCAACTCCGAACTAATTTTTTCCTGTTGCCACCTAAGTTCAAAGTTGAAGTAGACTTTTCGTTTTAGGAGGATAAACACTTTGTTTATAAGTAACCCTTTGCGGGTAGGTTCAATGGACTTCGGTTTCGCCCTCCTTAACATGAGTTCTATACCTTTATTTATTTTAATTTCTGTCATCAACCTTTACTAGATGTCACTAATCCTTTCTTAAGAAATAGTTTGGCAACGTCAATGAGTCCACCAACATACTCGTCATCTATGATGACCACAGGAAAACCACTTAATTTCTGACCGTACTTTGATTTTAATTTAAGTTGACTATCAATTCCTAAGTCCGCCCACTTAACCTCAGTATATTCTACGTTCGCTCTCGCCATCAATTCTTTAGTTCTAGTGCACCAGATACATCCTTCATTGGTATAGATTATTATATCCATGAGTTTTATTTTTATGTATAAAAAAAGAGGGTCTCTTTTCAAGACCCTCAGTATAACATAATCTAACTTGTGTGTCAACCAATAGATGGTGCAGTTAAAGCAACCTCTGTAGACTCAGCAGATGCTAGGTCTAGTGGGAAGTTATGTGCATTTCTCTCATGCATTACTTCCATACCTAGGTTTGCTCTGTTAAGAACATCGCCCCATGTTGGGATAACTTTTCCGTTTACATCTACAACTGATTGGTTGAAGTTGAAACCGTTTAAGTTAAATGCCATTGTGCAGATACCCATGGATGTTAACCATACGCATACTACTGGGAACACTGCTAGGAAGAAGTGTAGTGATCTAGAGTTGTTGAAAGAAGCATACTGGAAGATAAGACGACCAAAGTAACCGTGTGCTGCTACTATGTTATATGTTTCTTCTTCTTGACCGAATTTGTAACCGTAGTTCTGAGACTCAACTTCTGTAGTTTCTCTGATTAGAGATGATGTAACTAAAGAACCGTGCATTGCACTAAAGAGTGATCCCCCAAACATTCCTGCTACTCCTGCCATGTGGAAAGGATGCATTAGAATGTTATGTTCTGCTTGGAACACGAACATAAAGTTAAATGTACCTGAGATACCTAAAGGCATACCGTCTGAGAAAGATCCCTGACCGAAAGGATACACTAAGAATACAGCGAATGCTGCTGAAACTGGTGCAGAGTATGCAACACAGATCCATGGTCTCATTCCTAATCTATATGATAGTTCCCACTGTCTTCCCATGTATGCTGAGATACCGATTAGGAAGTGGAAAATAACTAATTGATAAGGACCACCGTTGTACAACCACTCATCCATGGTTGCTGCTTCCCATATAGGGTAGAAGTGTAGACCTATAGCGTTTGATGATGGAACAACTGCACCAGAGATGATGTTGTTACCATATAAGAAAGAACCCGCTACTGGTTCTCTGATTCCGTCGATATCGACAGGAGGTGCTGCAATGAATGCAACTACGAAACATGCTGCTGCTGCGAGCAAACATGGGATCATGAGTACACCGAACCATCCAACATAAATTCTGTTGTCAGTTGAAGTTACCCAGTCACAGAACTGTGGCCAGCCTGCTAGTAGACCTTGCTGTCTACCTTGTTTTGAAAGAGTTGTCATTAGTAAGACGTTTTAAATAGGGCATCAGGGAAGATGCGATATTTATTTCCAGCAATCCCTCACTACTGGATATGAAAGACGAAGTATTATACTGCCTACGTAGGTCTTGGTTGGGAGCAGTTTGTAGTCAGGGTTACGATTGTTTCGAGTCCGTCCTAATGGTGAGGAAATCCTCACTGTTCTATTTAGTATAACGTTTTGTTACTTTTTTGTCAACCCCTAAAAGTTGGGTATTTATACCCATATTTTGCAAACGGATGCTTAGGGACTTTATGTTTGGGATGTCTTTTTAAATCTCTCTTCAGTTGTTTAAGATATTTTAAATGTTTCTTTGTATCAAAACCATTGTGGTCATTGTTCTTCAATAGGAATGCTCTTCTATTTTACCTTGTATACATGTGTCTTCTATACATTCCACGTATGTTAGTTCGTCCTTAAAATATGAATGGTATATCCTTCCCCATATCACATCAAACTCTTCTTGGTTTAAATTTTTGAACAAACACTTATCGTTTAAGTAAACGTGAAAATACTTCATTTTTTCTAGCATACTAGAGTGTTCAATATTAATTATAAGATTAAGGTTTTTAATCTTCGTCTATCATAACATACATCATCATTAAAAACAACCCTGCTGTTACAACCACAGCACTCGTTGCTGCAATAGTCATCTGAACCGTGCTCATCCTACATACCTTGCCAGAAAGTATCTCCTACAGGTTGTATGTTTCTTGATAGAAAATATAAACCTACATTACATGCAAACCAATTGATGTTGACTATCCATGTTTCTCTCCATAGATACTTTCTATTTGTTTGTACTATGTACATGTTTCTCTCATTCATTGTTGAGTCAAAAGAGAGTGGTCTAAACTTCAACCACTGCTCTAGTCCTAGTGCGATAACAAATCCAATCGCATAGATGTAGAAGACAAAGTTAAGTAAACTTGATGCTGATAGTAGTAGTGGAATCATTTTATCTCTTGTAATTTTTGTACTGCTGTTGATGCTTGTATTGCTGGTACATCATTTAATCCGTTTATATCAAACCATGGAGCGTTTTCCCAGTCAAATCCTTCACCAAATGTATTGTCTGCCTGTTGTACATACCAATGACACTGAGCGTCAGGTATATCTACAGCACATACTGCCCAATCATCTGTCCACTGTGGAACCTGTACATATAATACAGGCACATCAGCATGAGCAAGTGCTGGAAATGCTAGAGACAATGATACTACAGACACACATGCCCAGAAGAATGTGGGTATGTATCTGACAGACATTGGTCTTTTATATACTTCCATGACATCATGGTAAGATTGTGACATATAATTGCTCATTAAATTAATCCTAGTGATCCTGCTGTAATTCCTATTGCTAAGAATAGAGAGAATTCCAGTAGGGCATGAGCACCCACTGGAATATCTAGCAACGTAGTTTGTAACTTTGTCATTATGTTCCTTGAGGTGCATAGTCAAACACAGGAGACATCAATCCTCCTCCCTCGTCATCATCGTCGTCATCGTTAAGGTCATCAAGCATGATGAAACTTGCCAAGAACACACAGATAACTGGTATGAATGGGAACAGGAGTGTGTTAATCCATGTATTTAAATCTGCCTCTAATGGCATTATCCTAAACCTAC